GAACCGGTGTTGATGAGCCTGTTGGTATGATGAAGGATCCTAACGGCGTATTTCATTCCGTGAACGGCTATCCTGGTCTTGTTGCCGTTCCGCTGAACGAAATTACTCCTGAAACTTATGGCGGGTTGCTTGCTGCATTGTCAGTTGGCCCTGGCGGTTTATACCGTAATGTCAGCGAAGTTCTGTTTGTTTGCAATCCTGTTGACTACTACACTAAGATTATGCCTGCTGTAATGTATCGTCTACCAGACGGAGCATGGGCAAGCCGCTTCCCGTTCCCAACTAAAGTTATTCAGTCTGTGTATGTACCTGCTAACAAGGCTATAATTGGTATTGGCAAGAGGTATTTCTTCGGGCTTGGAACCTCAAAGGGTGGCAAGATTGAATACTCTGACCACTACAAATTCATCGAGGATGACAGATACTACCTGACTAAGTTGTATGGCGATGGTAAGCCATTAGACAGCACATCATTCAAAGTTGTGGACATTACAGCTATTCGTCCGTCTGCTCCGATTGTCCGTGTTGCCGACTACGTTGATGCAAAGCTATCTGCTATGACATTGACGGATGAACTTGACGCTCCCGTGAACTTCGGCGCATTCAGCGAGAATATTCACGCTTACTCTGCCGCAATCGCTGATAGTGAGAGCGATGGAGACAACGACGTGGCGTCCTTGACTGTGACCGCCAACGACCCGAACGCAGTTATCGTTGTTAAAAACGGCACAACCACCGTGAGTGAATCTGCTGGCGCATACAGCCTGACGCTCACAGCTGGTGCAAACGTAATTACCATCACGTCCACAGTTGATTCCGTTGAGCAGGAAGCATACGTGCTAGTTATCAACTACACGCCGATAGTATAATGAAAGCTATTGTTCTGAAGCCGTTTTATGGCATTGAAGAAAAGACGTTATACGCCGCAGGTGACGAAATCGACATCACAAAGAAACGCATGACAGAGATAAACAAGAGGGGCAAGCTTTTAAAGAAAAAAGGTGATTAAAATGCTAACACCCGAACTACTGGAAGAAATAAAGAACGACAATGACATAACTTGGTCGGACAACGCCGGGGATTTAAAACTCTCCGGCATAATCCGCCGGGGGATAAGCTACATCAACGACGCCGCTAAAAGGGAATTAGATTATGGCGTTGACGACAAGCCTAAAGAGTTATTGTTTGAATATGTGCGGTACGCAAGAGCCAAAGCCCTTGACGAGTTTCAAGTCAATTACTTACACGAACTTTTAACCCTGCAAATTTCAACGGAACTGAAAGAAGTGATGGAAAATGCAGACGTATAATGACGGGGTTGTGAAATTATATTGCGTAAAAAACATTGCCGAAGCAGGAAACAGACCGAAGGAAGCCTTACACCTAAAAAGGGTGTTGAGATACGCAGAGCGAACGGTAGGCTTAGGTAGATTTTGGACAGCGAAACAAGCGCAGGTTGAAATTGACTTGCTTTTGAGGGTGCAAAAACTAAGAGATGTATCAACACAAGACATTGCAATACCTAACGACGGGCAACAGTATAAAATCGTGCAAATACAGTACCCCGAAGGTAAGGACTATATGGATTTATCACTTGAAAGGCTGGTGTCGGTGTATGACGTTGCGAGAGTTTAGAGATATCTTATTAACGCTTGGTATACCGACATACCACTATGACGCACTAAAACAAACTGATAAATACATAGTGTGGGCGGAGGATAACGAGCTTAGGCAATTAAAAGGCAATAACAAGGTCATAACGCAAGTAATTCAAGGAACATTAGATTATTTCACCAAAAAGGAATTTGACACGAACGTCGACAGAATACAAAACCTTTTTAACGCTCACGAAATACCCTTTAGGCTTAATTTAATCGACAACGAACCAGACACAGGCTATATCCACTACGAGTGGATTTGGGAGGTTGCAAATGGCTAAAATGAAGGTGACAGGTGTTGATGTATATCTCGAAAAGTTAGCTAAACTTGGGGAGGAAAACAAGCGTATAGCACGGTTGGCGGTAGGTAGGGCAAGCTTGCCTTTGGCAGCAGAAATAAAGACTAACCTAAGAAAGGTTTTGGCGGGCTCTGAACACTCCACAGGCGACTTAGAGGAAGCTTTAGGTATAACCCCTGTGGCAGATGACTTTGACGGCACAATTAGCATTAAAGTGGGCTTTGACGGATACGACCGATATGGAACGCCTAACCCATTAAAGGCGGCAGTTTTGGAAAGCGGTACATCGGCAGTTAAAAAAAGACCATTTATAAGACCAGCAGTAAACAAAACGAAAAAACAAGTGCTTGACATATTGCAGAAAACAATAGACGAAGAAACACGGAAAATATTTTAAGGAGGATTTACATGGCTAAAATAGGAATGAAGTACCCTATATTTGCGCCAATGACGGAGGGTGGCAGCACGGTAACATATTCAAACGCAGTCGTGTTGGCAAAAGCGATAAGCGCAGATATAAGCATAACAGCGTCTGACGTTAAGCTTTACGGCGATGACGGCGTTGCAGAGGTTGACAAGTCGTTCCAAGACGGAACGGTGACTTTAGACATTACAGACTTATCACTGGAAAACAAAGCTTTAATTTTAGGGCAGGACTTGGTGAGCGCAGGAATACCCGGCAAACCCGAAATTATGAAACTTGTATCAAAAGGCGATGATACATCAATCTATGGCGGACTTGGATTTTACGCAACTGAACAGGTAAACAATGTAAGGCAATACCGAGCGTACCTACTTCGCAAGACTAAATTTTCAGAGCCTAACATATCACTGCAAACGAAAGGCGAAACAACAACCTTCGGAACGCCTACACTTAATGGAACTATTGAACGGGATATAACAGGCGAGTGGAAAGAAGAAGTTGTTGTAACAGACGAAGGCGACGCTAAAGCGTGGCTTAATGACATTGTAAACCTTAACGAAGTTAATAAAGATGCGCTAAGTAGCGTGGCAAGCGGAGCGGAGAGCAAACAAAGCGAAGATTACACATCGGCTTCGTGGGTTGCTTTTGCGAATGCTTTGGCGGTGGCGCAGGCTGTCTTAAACGCAGACCCTGTAAGCCAAACCACCGTTGACAACGCAATTCAAAAACTAACCGACGCAGAGAGCGCATTAGTGCCGAGAGCATAAGAGAGGAGCAGGGGGAGCAATCCCCCTTTTTACTATGATTAAATCTAAAAATATAATCAGAATCGGCGGGCGGGAATTTAATGTAATTCTGACCGCAAGCGTAATTGATAAATTGCAAGAAGAGTACAAAGACCTTTCAACAGTTCTGGAAACAGCGGAAGATTTTAAGTTACAAATTAAACAAATTGCAGACATTACAGCGGTCTTTGTAAACGACGACATCGAAGCCTATAACGAGGACAACCCCAACGACAAAAAAGATTACATAACATCGGATTGGATATTGCGCAGAGTGGCTTTAAACGACACGCAAACAGACGATAAAAAAATATTAGCAACAGACTTAACTTTGGCGATAATGCAAGCCTTTAATATTTCACTACCGGAAACAGACCCAAACGAGCAAGCCCCGAAAACGAGCGAATAAAAGTTGATATACCACTTTGGCTATTTCGGGGCGTAACATTATTGAATTTTACTGAAAAAGAAGTTAAGCGAATGACTTTGAAAAAGTTATTTTTACTATTTGATAAATATTGCGAATGGCACGGACTAAAAAAAGAAGAAGAAACATTAACGGATATTATCCCCGATTTGAGGTGAGGAAATGGCAACGAGCATAGGCGCAAAGATAGGCTTAGAGGGCGAGGCGGCGTTTAAAAAGTCTATACAGGATATTGACAGAGGTTTGAGGGTTTTGCGGACTGAATTAACGTCGGTGACCGCAGGGTTTGACCGTCACGATAAAAGTATGCAAAAAGCGCAGGTACAAAACCAGACACTAACAAAGACTATTGACGCACACAAAAAGAAGGTTGCCGAACTACAAGAACAAGTAAGAAAATCGACGGAAGTTTACGGCGAAGCGCACGCAAAGACACAAAACTATCAAACGCAGTTGAATCGAGCGACCACCGCACTCAACAGGGCAGAAACACAGCACAAGGCTAATGAGAAGGCTATAAAAAACCACACATCCGAAACTATAAAAGCGGGTATGGAAACGGAAAAAATGCAGAAGGCGCAAGAGGGCTTGCGCAAAACCATGACGCTCGTTAAATCGGCGGTGGTAGCGGTGACTGGTGCATTGGCGGCATCGGCGAAAGCGGCTATTGACTATGAGCAGGCTTTTTCGGGGGCAAGGCGAACCGTAAACGGTACAGAAGCGGAAATGCAAGCTATGTCAAAGGAACTTAGGGAGATGTCAAAAGAAATCCCCGTTACAGCTAAAGAGTTGGCGGTAATTGCAGAAAACGCTGGACAACTGGGAATAGAAAAGGACAGCATTGTAGCATTTTCGAGGGTAATGGCCGATTTGGGCGTTACCACCAATATGGCAGGCGAAGAAGCGGCATCTACTTTGGCGAGGTTTGCAAATATCACGCAAATGTCACAACAAGACTTTGACCGTTTAGGCTCATCTTTGGTAGCGGTAGCTGATAGCGTTGCTACAACAGGCTCGGAGGTTGCGGAAATTTCCCTGCGCTTGGCAGCGGCAGGGAAGCAAGCAGGAATGAGTGAAGCTGATATTTTAGGCTTTTCTGCTGCATTATCATCTTTAGGCTTAGAAGCACAAGCAGGCGGCTCTGCATTTTCCAAAGTTTTCAACAACATAAACATTGCGGTACAAACGAGCAGCGAAAAACTTTCAGACTTTGCGGCGGTTGCCGGAATGAGTAACACAGAGTTTCAAAAACTCTTTGGCGAAGATTCAACAGAAGCGGTTGTTAAGTTTATCGAAGGCTTAGGCGAAGCGGGAAATAAGAGCATTGTTGTTTTAGAAGAAATGGGAATATCGGAAGTTAGAATGCGTGATGCCTTAATGAGAGCGGCGGGCGCAGGCGATGTATTGCGCAACTCTATTAACTTGGCAGGCGAAGCGTGGGAAGGAAATTCCGCACTAACGGAAAAAGCAAGGGTGCAATACGAAAACACCGCAAACCAACTAAAGATACTTAAAAACGTTATTTTTGACGCCGCAATAGAAATTGGTGACAGAATGTTGCCGCACATTAAAGCGTTGACAGAACGACTGCAAAACATGAGCTTTGACAAAATAATAAAAGGCTTTAATTTTATAATCGACAACGGAAAATTAATTGTTTCGACGATAGCCGCAATTGGCGCAGGCATGGTCGGCTGGAACATTGGGCACGCAATTCATGCTGTTATAATGTCTATTCAGCTATTTAAAACTGCTTTAAACGGTGCGGCGGCAGCACAGTATGGGCTTAACGCTGCAATGGCAGCCAATCCTATCGGCTTAGTCGTTTCGGCGCTTGCAATGCTTACGGCAGGTTTGCTTGCATACTCTAAAATGTCAAAGACCGCAACAACGGAAGCGGAAAAATTTAACGAAGCGGCAAAAAATGCGGCAAAAACCGCTGATGACTTAAAAGACAGTGTTAGCGAACTGAACGCAACCTATGAGGTACAATCCGAAAAAGCAAGACAACTAACGAATGAATTGTATAAACTAAGCGCTGAACTGGAAAGCGGTAGGCTTACAGAATTGGAAGCGAAAGCAGTTAAAGAGGAAATGAGCAACGTTTTGCGGCAACTACACAACATCTTGCCTGACGTGAGGGTTGAACTCGACAAAGAAACAGGTGCGATTATCACACAAAAAGGCGAAATTGAAAGGCTGATTGATAGTTACGTTCGGCTTGCGAAAGCTAAGGCAGCACAAAACTTGCTGGAAAAAACAGAAACAGAACGGCTTGAAAATTTAGTTAATTTAAGGCGTGCCGAGAATGAACTTGCCAAATCTTCATATAACGAGGATTATTATCAACAATTGTTGAAAAATGCTACCGTCGGTGATTTGCTCCGTGACCCCTTGTCTAAAACTAATCAGCACTTAGTACAATCAAAAGACAATGTTAAACAGTACACCAATTCCATCAACGAACTAAACTCATCCAACGCCGAACTGGAAGCGCAAAGCAAAGTTTTACAGGACATCATAAAAGAAAACCAAGGCGAGTTTGTTGAAACCAACAACACGCTTAAAAAAACCGCAGAGGGCTATGACGAAGTTGCCACCACATCAAGCGGAGCGGCTAAAGCAACAAAAGCGGCTGCAGGTTCTTCGAAGACGGCGGCGAAAGATGAAACAAAGACCTTGCAAGACGAAAGGAACAAACGCTTTAAAGACTTGAAGTTCAACCTTGAAATGGGCTACATCACAGAAAAACAATATTATACAGAAATAGAAAACTTGCGGGACAGATATTTTGAAGTTGACAGCGACGAGTGGCAAAAACACACCCTTGACATTTACAACTTTCAAAAGAAAACTTTCGAGGACGCTAAGAAAGAAATCGAAGAACTAACGAAATCTTTACACGACAGCATGAAAAGCGAATATGACAATTTGGAAAACGTTAGACAAACTTTTGAAACACGCCTGAATAATTACGCAAGACTATTTCAAGACATTAGAATTACAAGCGGCGAAGGCACGGTTGAATTCAGAGTTTTAGGCGATATCCAGAAGGCCAACGCGGAAATGGAAGTTTACAGAGATTTGCTCATGGCGGTAAAAGAGCGTGGCGGCGAGGATATATTCCACGCTTTGAGAGAATTAGACCCTGCCGAAGCCTCGAGGAACGCCGAACTATTATTACAAGCGTCTGATGATGTGTTTGACAAATATATAAAAGACATGAAAGCTAACAAAGAATTATCAAAGGAAATAAGCGAAATGTTTTTTACAGACGAAGCGCAGGCAATAGCGGAAAAATACGCTGAACAGCTAAAGGATTTAGAGGATAATTATTTTGAAGTAGGCGAAAGTTACGCCGAAGCTTTGGGCGAAGGGTTTAGAACGCAGTTAGACGTTATCTTTGCAGGGCTTAAAGACGAAATACAAACTAAAATACAAGGCATAGGCGCAGCGTTTGGTAGCAACGTATCGTCAAGGCAACCTTTGGCAATCACAAACAATCTAAACATTGCAGGCAATGCGCCGATAACCTCCGTTACAAATGCATTGGCAAGGACGTTTAAAATATTAAACATTAAAGGGGAGCTGAATTAATGGCATTTTTTATAGAGTTTAAAAACAAGTTCGGCACTGTTCGCATTGACGGCGACAGCCCCATAAGAGTAAGCGAGATTGACGGGCTTGCCCCTGTAAGCACACAGCAACAAACTGTAAGGCTTATAGGCGTGCCCGGGGAACGCACAACACACAGACATCAAGATCCCCGATACATCAACCTTACGGGCAGAATAGAAGGCTCACAGCCCATAGTAAGGAGTGCAACCGCTACGATGGCGAGGGTATTTGACAATCTGACCGAAGGTGAACTAACACTTAATATGTATGGCAAAATCCGCAAGATAAAATGTGTAAGCGAAAGCTTAGACCTCATACCGAAGAAAAATTACTATGTTGATTTCGTTTTGACTTTAAAGGCTGACGACCCTTATTTTTACGAATGGCAAGGCAGGAAAACGCATTTATTCTTTATTGTTAAAAACTTATTTGACGGCATGGTGTTTCCGAGGGTATTTTCATATTTAAACACTGGGGGAATAGTAACAAACGAAACAAACAAAGAGGTTGAGCCTGTTATAACCGTTTACACTGGCGAAAGAGGGGCGGAGATATTAACGGGCTTGCACATTAAAAATCTTGCAAACGGCGCAACAATAGACCTTAAATACAACCCTGCTGATGATGAGGTAGTGACAATAGACATTGCGGACCGAAGAATAACATCAAACTTAAACGGCGACATAACAAGATTTATCGACCCTTACACAACAGCACTAAACGAGTTTGTTTTACTTCCCGGCAACAATGAAATCGAGTTTGAAAACTTGAACACAGACCAACCGACAACAGCCGACATAACTTATAGGATTTTGCATGGCGAGGCGGTGTACTAAATGATTGAGGTTTACACGCCCGAATTTTTACACTTGCGAACAATAGCGCATCCTAAAAGCGTAAAATGGAATATCCGTTACAATGATGTTGGAAGTTGTGAAATTTATTTGCAGCCGCAAGACGAAAGCATAAAGCTGTTTGCAGAAAACGATGATTTGATTGTAGTACAAGGCAGATTATCGGCGTGGGTGAACGGTTGCGCCGATGACATGGGCGGGTTTTTGGTAAGCGGGCGCACACTTAATTGGCTCACCACTAACAGGCAGGTGTTGCCGTTTGACAAAGTCGATACGAGGGAGCGAATTATAAGAACTTTGGTTACGGAGCAGTTTATAGCAGCAGGGAATAAGAAAGTCCCTAATTTTGTTTTAGGCAACACCATCGGCAATACAACGCAGACGGAATACGAATTAGAAGAATATTCCCGCTCACTTTACGACATTATAAAAGAACTTTGCGAAATTGAAAAAATCGGCTTTGAAGTTTACTTTGATTATTTTGAAAATAAGTACAGATTTAATTTAATTCGTGGTATTGACAGAACCGCAGGAACAAACTCACCTTTAATATTGTCGGAAGTAAATCGCAACTTTACACAGACGCAATATTTGAAAAATAACGAAGGCTACAAAACAGCGGGGTATTTACGAGAGGTAGAAGATGATGAAACAACCTTTACGGAAATCATTAAAGACAGCGCAACAGGTTTTTACAGACGGGAGTTGGGCCTAACAATAGAAGAAATCGAACTTACAAAAGCTAAGCGAATTACAGAGATTGACGGCGTTGTGTATGGCTTGAATTTTGGAACTGATTTTAATGTTGGCGATATTGTGACAGTGCAAAAACAAGTAGGCAAAGAAATTATAACGCAAGACAGGCGAATTTTAGAGGTAACGATAAATCAAGAAGTCGGCAATAATTCGGTAGTGCCGATTTTAGGGGAAATATAAAAGGGGTGAAATAATGGCATATATAAGTGATTTTAACAATAACGAAGAGTACGGCGCAAGCGACATTAACGCCATCCGTCAAAGCATAGCGACAGCAGGAGTAGTACAAGAAACAGCAACATCAATGAAAGTTACCGCTATTGGCGGTGGCAAGGTGAGAATTTTGGAAGGACAGGCGATATTTGCAAGTGGGGCAAGAATTGCAATCGATAATGAGGGGCACGAACTAACGGTAATCGGAACGGGAAAGAATTATGTATATGTAAAACGAGAGCAAAACAGCAGTGAGCCTTACATAACAACCACAGCCCCGACAGGTGATTATGTATTGTTGGCAGAGGTGACAGGGCAGACAGTGACGGACAAAAGACAATATTCAGCCTTTAAAGTTACCCGGGGTTTAGGCAACGGTTATTTCGTAAAAAAAAACGAGGATAGCATAAAGTTTACCGTTCCCACCTACACGGCCTGGCAAAAATACACAACAATCGAAACAGATTCGGCAGAGTATATATTCGCATATTTGAAAGCAGATAATTCCGGATGTTTTTTTGATTTCGGGAACGACACTTTACAAGGTTTTTACAAAGACGGAAATAACAGCAGTTTGTCGTCTGGAGCAATACAAAACGGATATGTTTATAGGTATTCAGTTAGTGGAACGGGGAACACTTACTTGCGACTTAGTTATGTTGGAACTTCTGTTGAATTTTGGGCGAAAAACGACCACGGCAGCTCCCAGACTTCCGTCAGTGTTGATTTATATTTAATGTGAGGTGAAAAAATGTACAGGGATATTATATTAAAAGAAAACCAAGCCTTTAACGCAGTGTTTGACAACGTGGTAAGCGATGACCTTCACGCATACAGGGTCATCTATCAGCTAAACAACCCTATAAATGGTACACTCAAAGTATCCGTCAAACGTGCAGACGGTGAAACGATAACCGACACAGCCCCCGTTATTGACGGTGTGGGGAAATATGTATTAAAAAATAATATGTACAGCAAACAAGGGTTATCGTTAATGCGTGTGGCGGTGGCAGACGAAATGGGGAGTATCGTTACACCGCACGAAGTGTCTTTAACGGTGTTAGAGCCTTTCGGCGAAGCGGATGCCGAAGGTGACGACAGAGTACCTGCATTATCAAGTTTAATCGTACAAGCTACGCAAGCGGCAGGAAGCGCTAACGCAGCATTAGAAGCGGCAAACGAAGCCTTGGACAGGGCGGAAGGCTTGGGCGGTGGCACGATTGATACTATTTTCGCAATGGCAGGTTCGAATGCTAAAGCGGATATATACCTCGAACAAAGCACCGCCGCACAGCAAATTATGGACGAAGTGGCACGGTTGGACGATGAGAGGGTTAGTGACGAAACGCCAATACATATTGCGTTTACGGGGGATAAGATAACGTTGGCGTATGGCACGGGGATTGATTTAACAGGGCATGATAATCTATATATACATGGAAATGGGGTTAAGATTGAGGGGAAGTTTGGATATAATTACTTGCTCTACGTTGTAGGGTGTTGGTTGCATGACATTATAGTAGAGAATGCTGGTGAATATAGGTATGGTATCAATGCAAGCAACTCCACACTATCTAACTGTGAGGGTATTGGTGGCGACTATGGTAAGGGTATCAATGCAAGCAACTCCACACTATCCAACTGCACTGGCAATAGCGAGTATTATGGTATATTTGCAACCAACAGCAGCACCCTATCTAATTGCACAGGTAGTGGCTACTACGGTATAACCGCAGACAATAGCACCTTAACAAACTGCACAGGTACAGGCGGTGACTTCGGCATATATTTAACTTCAAGTTCGATATTAGTTGGAGGTTGCGAGGGAACGGGCGGGACTTACAATATCTTCATTGAAGCTTCCGCCTACCCACAAGACCTCACCATAGCCGAAAACCTTAATAGGGGCGAAATAACCATAGAAGGGGTGAATAACTAATGTTAGCATGGAATTTAACTTCGGATGGCATTAAATTTTTAAAACACAAAGTGGAATACGATATTGTTAGAAAAACAAGAAACGAGAATAGGGAAATTGTAGAAGATATAGAGAAAAGAAGCAATACTTTTTACGACACAGAAACCAAAGACGCATGTTTACAGCGATTAGGCGAGCGTAATATCGAATACACCGTAACAGATTATGACGAGCCATCATCAGAACTGTTGACAAAAGTAGAAGGTAAGAAATTCAACACCGTTGCAGAAGCTAAGGCGTTCATTGACGGCGCTTACAAACCCGTAGAAGACAGGCTTAACGATA